TAGAAGTCAATAAAGAGAAACAATCAAGCGATAGAAACAATGAGCATAAAGGCGTTAAAAACAAGATTATGCTTAAAAGAAAAGAGATAGGTGATTTATCTATCTACGATTCCATAAACTACGAAGGCTTTGATTGGAATATTGCATCGACACTGAAGAGTGATGGTTATATAAGCATGTTAGAAGTTCACCGGAGTACATGATGGGACGATATGAGAATTTACAAACAGAAGTCTTTTCGGTATTTGCCAGTACAGCTTGGGTTGCTGAAACTATAAAAACATATCCAGAAAATTATCTGGCAGTAACACCTGGAGAAGAGTTTTTAAAAGTCTATCCAATCCCTTCGGGGCAAGGTATAAACTTTAACTCAACCTCAGGGTTATTGATAATAGATATATTTGTGTCTGCAGGAGCTGGCCCTTCTAGGGTCAATCAATTGGCAGATAAACTGGATCTATATTTAGCGGGTAAAAGCATATCTACAGCGACAGCTGCTGTTTGTCAGTTTCAGGACAGCAGTCTTAAAATCGTTGGTACAGATAAGGATAACTCGTCTTTATATAGAGCTACTTATACAATACCTTTTAATTATTTTGGAGTACAATAAACAATGGCTCACATTACTTCCATTGGTGCAGGTCTTTATTCTGACCTGTCTATCTCTACCGACACCGTTCCTGTAGAAGCTAGCCGCGATCAAACTAACTTTGATGCACTATTTGCTGATGCTGATTTTGGCACTACAGCTCACCGCATTACAGACGTGCGTGAGTTTCCTGCTATGGGAACACCTCCTAATGTTGTCAATGTACCAGTATATGGTTCTGCGACTTCACAACAAATCCAGGGACAAGCTGATGCTCCTTCAATGGAAATCAGTCTGAACTATGTTGCTTCTGACTGGGCAGCTGGTACTACTCTGGGTGACTTGGTGGGTGATGGTCTACAACACGTATTCCGTTTCGCACTGTTAAACTCTGAGCCAGGTGGTGCAGAGAATTATGCCTCTTCACTGACAGGTTTGGGCGACGTAGAGAATAGTTATTACTACTGGGTTGGTAAACTGGAAGCACTGCAGGTAACCCCTCAGCTTACAGATGCTAATACAGCTACAGTAACTATTACTGTACAATCAGATTTCTATGGTGCTTATACCGCCGTTTAATCTGTAACATTTAGAGGGAGTCCCTTCGGGGGCTTCCTTTATTATTATTGAGAAACATATGACAGAAGATAAACAGAAACCATTTAGCATGGGCTATGTTCTGAGAACAACTGCCAAACACATGCGCAAGAGTATTGATATCAGTATTCGTAAAACATTCGAACGTGTAGAAGAATTCGAAGGCTCTGATAAAGGAGCTGAAGTCTTTAAAACGTTATCCCACTTACATGCGATGAGGAAACAGTTAGATGACTTCCAACTCAAAAATTCAGATCAATTCAAAGGAGCATAATAAAATGTCCGAAGGTATTAAAGCTTTAGTAGGCCGTAAAATGAGTAGAAAGACAAAATTCATGGGTACGGAGCTTGTAATTGAAAAACTAACAGTATCAGAGGTTCTTGATATCCAGGCGAAAGCCAAAGATGCTGGTGAAGACGAATCAGCCGGTCTAGAACTCTTGAAAAGTGTCATTAGATCATCTGCAGAAGGCGGTATCGATTTAAGTGACGAAGATTTTGACACATTCCCTATTGATGAGTTGACAAAACTCTCAGGCGAGATTATGAAATTCTCAGGAATGAGTGAAGAAAAGGGAAAGTAGGAATCTCAGATGAGGACTTAACACTGTTCGAGTTAGCTCTTCATCTGGGAATGCCCGTTTACAAATTAGCAGCAGAAATGCCGTATGATGAGTATGTTGCGTGGATGCTTTATTTTGAAAAAAGGCCATACGGTTGGCGAGAAGACTTACGCTCTTACTATCAAATGAAAACCTTCGGCTTAGATAAAAAGCCTCATGAGATATTTCCTAGTTTAGAATTCATAAGCAAAGTTAGTGAAGACATTCCTATAGGGGAGGCCTTAAAAGGTTCTTATCTACATCACATGATAGCAGGTGCTAAAGATGGTATAGCTTTACCGGAGGATTAATGGGACAGACTATAAAGCTAGTAGGTGTTTCTGCAGAGTTTAAAAGACTTGAAAAACTAAGTAAAGAAGAGCAACGTAAGCAACTCTTAATAGAATCAGGATTAATGACAAAGTCTTTAGCAAATGCCACCCCAGTAGATACGGGAAAGGCTAAAGGGTCTTGGCGAATCATACCTCTAAAGTATGATAAAGTGAATGTTGTTAATACCACAGAGTATATTGAGTTTTTAAATAGAGGGAGCTCTAAACAAGCACCTTCTTATTTTATTGAAAGAATTGCGCTTAGACATGGCAAGCCTTTAGGTAGTATTGTAAATATCAGGCGAGACTAGTATCTTGTATAGCCCAAGGGTTCTTTAATGAATTCTTGGGCTTTTTAATTTAAAGAGGGTTTTATGGCTATTCAAATTGAAACAAGATCGGACTCCAAAGCGGCAAGAGCCGATCTACAAAAATTACAAAAATCTGTAAACAATATAGAGAAATCCACCGTTAATGCAACTAAAGCATTTTCTGGTATGGCTACAGGGATCGTAGCTACAGTGGCTGCAGTTGGAGGCTTTTCCGTAGTCACGAGCGAAGTTGATAAGTTTAAAAACTTAGAAAACCGTTTAAGAACTGTAACAAGCTCCACTGAAGAATTTGGAATAGCCTTAGCTAATGTAAAAGAAATTGCAATTGCTACTAGGTCTGAACTAAGCAGTACTGCAAACTTATATTCTAAAGTAGCATTAGCAGGAAGACGCTTCGGTATTTCTCAAAAGGCTGTTGGTAATTTTACCAGTGCAGTTACAAAATCGCTAGCTATTTCAGGCGCTACAGCAGCGGAAGCAAGTTCAGCCATTTTACAATTAGGGCAAGGCTTAGCATCTAACAGATTTGCTGGTGAAGAACTTAGGGCAGTATTTGAAGCGGCCCCTGTGTTTGCTATTCAATTGGCGAAAGGTATGGATGTACCTTTTGATAGACTAAGAGGGCTCGCTGAAAAAGGGAAGCTTACCTTCTCAACCATATTTAACGCAATCTCTAAACAGCAAAAAGAGATTGATGAAAACTTCAAAAAGATCGGAGTAACGTATGGAACCGCATTTACGACTTTAGGAAGTGCAGTTAGCATACTAGGTAATGAATTAGGGAAAAGAGTGTTTGGGACTGGAAAAGGTTTTGCTGATGATATTTATGAGGCAGCGAAAAGCATATTTGACTTTGTCACATCCATCGATTTTCATATTGCTAATATTAAATTACAGTTATCAACACTCTTAACAGATGTTCTTGTAAAGTATCTTAAAGTACGCGATGTAATAGAAGCGCCATTTATAGCTATTGCTGAGACGGTAAAGAAGCTGCGAGAAGTTCTTAAAGAAGCAGGCGTATCAGTTGATAACCTTTCTGATAAATTTTTCAAAGCATTCGATGTTCTGGCTAGCGCTATACTATTAATTAAAAATGTGGTATTAGGCCTTACAGCCTTCTTAGTAGATAAAGTATCAGAAATAGGACCGAAATTATATGACAATATCATTGATGCTGTAGTACGTTTAAAGATAGTTGTTAAAGAGCTTCTGTCAAGAATCTTTGAGGATATTCCTGAGATAAAACTAGCTGACCTGTTTCCTTCGCTAGACGCTGCAAAAGAACAGTTAATTACTTTTACAGATGATACAATTGCTGCATTTGAAAATATGTATTATGAGATAGTAGGCAGCTCTTCTGTCCCCGATATGATAAAAGGTATAATTAAATGGTTTGCCAAGTTATTAGATGAGCCTTTGAAAACAATGAGTAAGTTTGTAGATGAAAATATTGTACTTGTAGTGCTTCTTGCTAAAGCCGTTACATTGTATTTTCTTATCTTTTCAAGCCTTAGACATACATTTAGGCAAGTACTTATTATTTTCGCACTAACTATTGCAGGTCTAAGCGCAGCAGGCACTGATCTATCTTCAGTGATGTTAAAAATTGGACATATTGTATTAGATGGTGTAGAGTTTATTGCTAACGCTTTTAAATGGCTTTATAAGGTTGTTGTAGGCAGTTCTTATGTGCCGGACTTAATTAATAAAATTGATGAGTGGTTTGGAAAATTAAATAAAGATCCTCTGTCGTCTGTCACTAAGTTTACTGACAAGGCTGCAAGTCTCTTTAGTGATTTAAAAGATACAGTAGTGGACCTATTTGATGCTGTAAACAGACTAGATATTGTCAGAGGCGCTAAGCAGTTCTTTGGCATAAAGGATACTTTTGAAGGGAAAGCAGGTACAGAAAACATAGATACAGAATCCTATGTTGGAAGAGGGCCTGAAAGAAATGAGAAGAACAGAAGCACAGGACATGACTTCTTTAATTCATTCAATGAGGGCTCTTCAAGAAGGGCTATGGGTATGGCTATGACAGCCATAATGACAGCGAGTTTATTTGCAGCTTTCACTTCAGAGAGAGTTGTAGGTGCAATAAAAATAGTAGCTGTTGTAGTAACTGCAGCATTAGTTACAGGTAATATAGAGAGCTTGACAACAGGTCTTGCAAACATTGCCACTAGCTTTGTAGAGTTTGTGATAAACGGTTTAAAAGCAGCAGGAAGAGTTGGCAATCTGAGCATTGCTGTGGGTCTTACTGCGATTGTTGCTAAACTATCATTAGCGTTTGCTGCAGGAAGAAGTTTCTTTTTAGATATTTTAAGAAGATTTTTAACAATCCCTTCAACGCTTGGTGTGGCTGCAACTGAAAGAACACAAAGTGGTATTCTTCGCTTACAAGGTGCAGCATTAGATCGTAAAAGAGTTAAAGCTGAAAAAGGATTGGCTGATAAGCAGAAAAGTACAGCTAAAAAGTTTGATAAAGCTGTCAATAGGCTAGTGGGAACTAAAGATGATCGTGGCCAAACGATAACTCAAAAACGGATAGACGCCTTTAGTAGTTCTAAAAATCGTAATTTCCTTGCGTTAGGAGTTAGCAACCAAGAGAATACAAAGAAGTTAATAAAAGCTAATAAGAATTTAGCCAAGGTGAATACTAAGCTAGCTCCTAAGATTGCCCAACAAATAAAAGGTTTCGCTCAGATTCAAAAAGGGTATGATAAACAGCAGAAACAGCTGACTAAAGCTTCAGAAGCACGTACTACTGCATTCAGAACGTCAGTCTCCCAAGCTGGTGGTGCTGTAGGTGGTGCTGTAGGTTTTGCTCTGGGCGGTCTAATAGGCGCTGATATCGCAGATTCAATGGCTGGATCACCTGCATGGGCAAAGATAGGCGTACAGATCGGTACAGCTGTTTTAACATCCACATTAGGTGCAGGACTTGGCGCGATACTGGCAAATGCCACTACAGGTATCTTTGTGTTACTTTATACACAAGCTATTAAAAGGCTTGGCGGCTTCCTAATTGCACAATTGGGAATAAAAGCTGCTCAACTGTTTGCTTCTGTTGTAGTCACGCGACTTACTGGTGCATTTGCTCTTGCAGGTGCAGGCTTAATCGCATCAATCTTAGCCAATACAGTGGCTCAATCATTACTAGGTGCTACGATTCTCGGCGCAGTGATTGCTATCGGAGTACTATTATATGCCTTTAGTAGTGAGATTCGTGACTTCTTTCAACCAATGTTTACTGCTATTGTAGACCTTGTCATATGGATTGAAAAACTATATAACGCCATTACAGATTGGGTCTCTCTGAATGCTGGAGATATAGTTGATGGCATGGTGAGTGTGACGAATACAATCGCAGACAAGCTGCTTGAAGTGTCACCTCAATGGGTTAAAGAGTTACTTGGGCTAGGTAGCGAGTGGAAGAAAGAACTTGAAGCAACTTCTGAAGAATGGTCAAAGACACTTAATACTCAAGTAGTATTCGAAAGATTCTTTGGTATTAAATACTTGTCCGATGTATTAGGCTTCGGCAGTGTTCCAAGTCCGTTGCAAAGAGCAGCTGGTGGTTCAATAAGTGGTCCAGGTACAGGTACCTCTGATTCTATTCCTGCAATGTTGTCTAATGGTGAATTTGTAATTAATGCAAAGGCTACTAAAGAAAATAGAAATTTACTAGAGAGAATAAATAGCGGTAATCTACCTAAGTTTGCGGAAGGCGGCTTCATAGATAGGCTAAAAGAGGATTATTCAGGCTCAGGCCTTAGTAACTTATTAGAAGGTTCTTGTTTTCCAAGAGTAGGTCCACTGATAAAAGAAGCTGTATCTATAGAGAACCCAACTTCAGAAGAAAGTGTAGACTTTTTAAAAAGAGTTAAGGCTGTTTCTGGTGTCAATAATCTCACAGAGCTACAGACTTATTTGAAGCTATCTGCAGTAGATTGTCTATTTAAGTCTAAAGGTGTAACTGAAGATGCCTTTCAATATATAAGATCTGCTATAGAAGCGCTTGTAGGTAGACCTATTCCCAGTATCCCTGATATATCTGATATCAATTCAGTAGTAAAAATGGGTGATTTTGTAGGTTCATTAGGTGGAAGTCTGACAGAACTTTTATGGGACACAGGTGTATCAAAAGTCAGACCTTATGTTTCATTTGCTCAAGACAAATATAATGAAGGGCTGCCAGAAGACCAAAAGAGAATAGAAATATCTGCAATTGATAAAGGTGCCCTATGGGCTGGTGGTGGATTCGGAGTAGGTTCTGTTGCCGGTATTGGGGCTGCAGGAGCAAATATTGCAATAGATATCTTTAGCGTAGTGTCAGACTCTATCGGTAAGATAGGACAAGTAAGTAGTAGTGCAGTTAATGGCTTACGAGACATTAAAGAGGTTGTGCTAGATGAAGTCTGGAAGGGCAAT